CACCCCGAACTTCTGGCCCAGGCGCTCGATCTCGGCGGCGCCGGGCTTCATCACGCCGGCTGCGAAGTTGTAGGCCTTGCCGAGCGCCGGGAAGACCGCCTTCTCCAGGGCCGGAGGAGCAGCACCGCCCAGCGCCACGCCGAGGCCCACTTGGGTGCCCTTCTGCTTGGCGTAGCTGTTCGGGTCGTTGGGGTCCACATCCACTGGCTGGGTGAGGGCGCCCATGCCGCCCGCCACCGCCCCCAAGGCGGCCCGGCCGCCCAGCGTGGCGGCCTTCATCACAGGAGGGGCGGGCGTCCCTATGGCGGCCCCAGCCAGGTCCAGGGCCTTGGTCGGCAGGCTGGCCTCCTGGCCGTGCAGCCAGTTGGTCTGGTAGTCCCACTCGGCGAACTTCTGCGCGAGATCCTTGTAGGCCACGTCGGCGTCCGAGTTGGCACCCACGGCGCGCCCAGCACGCGTGAGCAACTGGGCCCCGCCCCGGGCCGCCCCGGTGAGCCCGTGGAGGAACCCGCCCACCGGCTGGGTGATGGGGATGTAGGGAGCCAGGGCCGGGTTCAGGTTCCGCGCGCCCTTGCCGAACATGGTGGCCACCACGCCGTTGGGGTCGGTGATGTTCTTGGCGAAGTCGCCTTCCTTGTAGTAGCTGGACTTCTTGATCACGGCCGGGTCGAAGCCGAAGGCCTCGATGATCTCGTCATCCGAGGAGCCGAGTTTGAGGCCCGCGGGGCTGGGGCGCTTCGGGGCCTCGGGGGCCGGACCGAAGAGGTCATCGGGTAGGGCCGAGGCGCTGGCCTTCGGGGTGCCGAAGAGATCATCCGGGAGGGGCATCACTCCACCTCGACGCCGCGCTGGCGGAGCGCGAAGACCACCTCGTCCAGGGTTTTCCCGGCGTACTTCCCGCCGGGCTTGATGGCCTCGCGGACCTCGGCGAAAGTGGCCTTCCCGGACACCTTGCCCGGCTTGGCGGGTTTCACCGGCTTCACCACCTCGGGCAGGTCCCGACCGGCCTGGATCTGGAGCACACCGATGGCGGTCTTCCGGGCTTCGGACTTCTGCCGGATGACGTCCGGGGTGTCACCCGGCTGGGGGAAGTACTTCTTGTCCTCGTTGGTGAACTCGGCCGCACTGATGGCCGCGCCGGATTCCTTGCGCAGCACCGCGGAGATGAAGTTGGTCTTGGCCTGGTTCGCCTTCTGGAGGTTCTCGGGGGTGAAGTAGTTCCCCACGAAGGGCACCGAAGAGGCCACGCGCTGGGGGCCACCGGCCACGTCCGCACCGCTGGCCTGGAGCTTGTCGTAGATCGCATCCGCTTCCCGGGCACGGATGCCGAACCCTAGGGCATTGCCCTGGGCCTCGGTGAGCGGCTTGTCCTTGCTCTTCGAATCGTGCGGCCCGCCGGGAATGGGCGCCCAGGCTTCGGGGTTGACAGGATCCCGCCGCCACCCCGGGGGCAGTTTCTCGCCCGTGTTGACCACCACCTGCGGCTTCCCCTCCCGCAGCAGCTTCCGCCGCTGGAAGGCGTCCTCGGGGCTGATGAGCCCGTTGCGCACGTCCTGCGCGAGCTGCGCCAGGGGGTCCTGGGCCTTAAAGCCCACGGGGGCGCCCACGCTGCGCTGGCCGGTGATGTCCGTGGTGACGGGCACCATGGCGCCGCTCTGCTCTTCCACCTTGGGCTGGAGGGACTTCAGGGCGGCATCCACCGTCACGGCCCGGTACATCACGGCCTTGCGGTTATCCGGGTTGAACTGCAGGAAGGGCTGGAGCCCCTGGGCAATCAGTGGGTGGTCCTGCATGACCCCCTGCATGCCCTGGGTCCACTTTTCCGGGGTGTCGGCCCAAATAGCCATTTTTGCAACGGCTTCATTCGCCGCGGCGATTGCTTCTCGGCGCAATTTATCAGTCTCAGCAAGTTTCTTCGCCGTAGTGGCTACCTGGTCCCGAAAGTCGGCATCCTGCTTCCGGATGCCCTGGGCCTGCTTGTAGAGGCCCTTCTGCTGGGCGAGGTCCACCAGCTGCCCGAGGTTGCCCCCGGCCTGCGCCGAGATCTCGCGCATGGTGTCGTCATCCTTCCGGGCCTGCATCATGTCGCGCAGCTGCATGCCCTTGGCCATGGAGCCCGCCACGTCCACCTGCGGCACGCCGCGGCTCAGAATCCCGAAATCCATCCCTTCGAACGGCATACGTCACCCCTTCTTGTAGGTCAGCCAGTTGTTGACGCCGTTGTTGAGTGCGGTGCTCCAGCCCGCAGCCCCCGCCATCCCGGCGTTGCCCGCCACCGTGGCGGCGCCCATGAGGTTGTTGCCCTGGGTGGTGGCGTTCAGCGAGCCGAGCTGGGCCAGCTGGCCGTTGGCGGTCTGCCCGATGCCGGCCACCGCCGCCAGCTGGTTGAAGCGGGTGTTCCGGTTCAGGTTGAAGCGGTCGAAGGCGCGGCCGAACTCCTGCGAGCCCATGTCCTGGCCGTAGCGGGTGAGCGCCTTGAGCGTGCCGCCGCCAAGGAACCGGCCCCCGGCAGCCGCGCTGCGCTCCAGCGCCTTCTGGCCCTCCTTCATGCGGAAGTCGTAGCCCGGGTCGGCCTGGAAGTCGGCCATGCCGAAGTCCCGGCTCAGGCTGCCGAAGTCGCCCATCTGGGTGTTGTAGGTGCCGCCGGAGGCCGCGGGCGCCCATTCGCCCGTATCGGGGTCGTAGTCGTAGCTCGGGCCCGTCCCGGTGCCGCCGCCCGTGGGCAGGGCCTCGTCGGTGCTCATCTGCTGGGCCATGCCGGGCACCCGGTCACGGCCGGACAGATCCTGGTAGGAGACCACCGGCCCGCGCATGCCGATGCTGCGGAGCTGGCCCACGGGCTGCGGCGTGCCCGAGCCGGGCTGCGGCTCGTAGCCCGGCAGGCCCAGCAGGTAGGACAGCTGGCCGATGGCCGAGGACCCGGCATTGCGCCAGGGGGCCATGTCCGTGCGGGTCTGCTGGAACTGGGCGTCGCTCAGGGCGTTGGCGGAATTGGCAGCGTCGCGGGCACCGGAGGCCGCAGTCCTGGCGGCCTGGTTGCTCATGATGCCGCCGACGACCGCGGTCCCGACGATGGCGGTGGCAATGGCGCTCATGGAGCCTCCTGCATTCGAAGCGCGGGGGTGACGGAGCCCGTGGCGAAGTCGTGCGGGCTCCAGGGGCAAGGCACGAGGAGTTCGTCCTCAAGGGTGTTCAAGTCGCGGTTCGTCGTGGCGTGGACCGTGATCCAGAGGGTGTCCGTGTGGGCGTAGCCGATCTGCTTGGCCCCGGCCTTTCCTGGGAACCAGCAGGGGCCCACCACGCGCTTCCAGGTGCCGTCCTGCACCAGCACGTCGATCTCGCCGTAGAGAACGAAGTTCAGGTCTGCGTGCCGGTGCACCTTGCCGGTGAGCAGCGTGCCCGCTGGAATCAGGATCTCGCGCCCGTACAGCCCGTCGGCGAAGTCGTGCCGCAGGGGGATCTCCACCTGGGGCATCTCCAGCATCACGGCCTCGGCATTGTCGATCTTCTGGCGCAGGGCCAGGACCGGCGGGGCCGTGGAGGGGCGGAACGCGACGCGGGCCTCCATCAGAGGCTCGCGCCCGACACGTGGCAGGTGACCTTGTTGGCCACGTCCGAGAAGGCCGTGATGAAGTCCCCGGTCTCGAGGATGTGGCCCTCGATCTCGAAAGCCTCGTAGGTGCCGCCAGCGGGGATACTGATGCTCTTGGTGACCAGGTTCGATGCTGCAGCCGTGCCGCCGCTGGCCACCAGGTGGATGGTGAGTAGCCGGGTGCTGGTGTCGTCGTTCGTGAAGGTAGCCTTCCGGAGCATCACCTTCTCATTGGCCGGGCAGGCGTAGAGCCCGGGCGTGGCTGCCGCGGCGGCGGGGAGCTGGGTGCCTTGGACGAGCTTGCGGGCATTGAAGGCCATGGGGGCTCCTTAGATCTGGTAGATGAGCTGGAAGTCGATGCTCGTGGTGGCGGTCAAGGCGGAGACGGGCACAGGCGAACCCGCTGACGAATCCGCAAGGGAGATGGTTGTAGATGCGCCAACGAACGAGTTCCCGAGCGTGGCCACCGTGTAGCCGGTGAGGTTCGACACGTTGAGGACGGTCACCGGCGTGCGGAACCCGGTTGACGCGCCTGGGAACGGCAATCCGCCGATGAGCACGTTCCCGGCAGGGCCGGAGAGCCCCGAAAGCGTCACCCGGCCCGCGGCGATGACCATGCGGCCGATGCGCGTGAGGGTTCCGACCTGGGTTGTGTAGGTCTGGGTGCCCGGTGTGGTGCTGCCGATGATCGTGGGCGTCCAGACCGTCTCCTGGTAGCGCGGGTGCACCATGGGGAGGCCCAGCCAGGGGTCCTCCTGAACGCCCTGTATCCGCGCACCTGGGACCGGGCCCCACGGGTCCACCTCGGGGTCCAGTGGGCGCTGAACGCGCCCCAAGGGCTCCGCCTGGAATCCCTGGATGATGCTCTGGAGCAACTCCTGCGGCCCGGGGGCCGCGGTGCCAAAAGCATCGAGGGCAGCCAGGTCGTCCTGGGTGTAGGAGGAGACGTTCCCCAACCGCGCGCGCAGGTGGTTCAGCCACCCTACCCAGGCATCGGTCACTCGGCCGTCGGCGCCCACGATGGGGATGGAGATCGGCGCAGGGGGAAGTTGCCGCTGGGAGATGACCACCCGGGCGGATTCATTGCTGGCCTGCGTGGCCTGCGTGGCCGCCTGCGCCTGGGGGGTCGCGGGGGCACTGGCCACCGCAGGGTCTACCGAGGGGGAACCCCAGATTCCATCGGTATCAGTTCGTTCCAAGGGGCGCATCAGCGGCCCTCCTCAGCGTCGAGGGAGGCCCCGAGGATGCGCACGCGCACCGGGTCGGTGCCACGCACACGGAACACCAAGTCCCGGGCACAGCCCAGACGATCCCACCACGCGCGGAAGCGGAACGCTCCCATGCGGCCGGCGCTCTTCCACTTCTCAGCGCCCCATGTGGCGCCGCCATCTTTGGAGACCTGGAGCATCACCATGGGGTCAACCCCTTGGCCCGTGGCCAGCCCCATACCGGACTCCATGTCCAGCGTGAACCGGCTCACGAAGACCCTGCGGCCATCCCTGCTCAGCCGCGGAGCCGTGCGCTCCCAGGCCAGGGGATCGCCGTCGTGGTCGCAGGTGTCGGGATCCAGGTGGTAGATCCGGCCATCCGTGGCGTCGCCGCCGATCCAGATGCCGTAGGCGTAGGCGGTGCACGCGATCCGGGAGGTGCGGTAGGCGCCGCCCACGAGCTCGGCGCGCTCGTGCCACTGGCTGGTGCTGAGGTCGTAGCACCAGGTCGTGGTCGCACCGGGCAGGGTCAGGCAGTAGAACTGGTGCCCGTCGAGGGTGTGCGTCCAGGCCACGGCACCACTCACATCCCCGGCCTCGCGGATGGCCAGTTCCACCGCATGGTTGCTGATCCGCTGGGGCTCCGAGCCGTTGGCCATGAGCACCTGCCCCTTGTCGGACAGCCACGCCACGGTCCCGGCAAACTTCTGCGCGGTGAACGCCGCGCCGCAGCCGTGCTCGATGAACCGGCCGTCGATGCGGGAGAAGGGGAAGTCGCCATCCCCGGAGTTCCAGTAGACCTCCACGCTCTTGGTGCCAAACACCCAGGCATTGCGGTCGCTGGGGACCACCGCCACCACGGGGTCCGGCAGGCCCTCGGCCACACCGAAGTCCAGGCCGTCCCAGGTGAGCCCATCGTAGAGGGCGCAGATCTGGAACTGGCCGGTGCCGGGGTTGTTCACCAGGAAGTAGCCGTCGATGAAGGCGTTGCGGGCGGCCCCCATGAAGTATTCGCTGGTGATCTGCTGGAAGACTCCCGTGACCAGGCTGGAGACGTAGCCGTGGGTGCCGTCCACCACCAGCAGCTGCAGGCCGTTGTCGGCCATGTCCACCGGCCCGGTGTTGGTAGCGAGGGTGCCGACCTCCGTGCCGACCCAGGCGGTGCTGACGGAGTAGAGTTTGTTCCCGCTCACCACGGCCAGGCGGCCCGTGCTGGTGGGGTAGATGCCCCGGGTGGGGCCGGAGCCCAGGGTGGCGAGGCGGCGATAGCCCGGGGTCTGGAGCAGGTAGCCGATCTCCTGGTTGGCGCCGGAGCGGCTTTCGATGAGCTCGGGGAACAGGTTCACGCACCGCTCCGGGCTCGCCTTGAGTGAGCGGAGCTGGTAGGTGGCGCCGACGAACCCCGGGAGCCGCATGTCAGCCCCCCGCCAGGAAGGCCGCGAGAGACCCGTGGCCGCCGGAGAGGGTCAGGTCGCCCTCCATGATCGGCGTCGTCTGGTTCGCCCGCTTGATGGCGGCCTTGGATTCGATGGCGTTCTGGATCACCGCCGGGGGGATGTCCCTGCTCCACTCGGGCGCCAGGTCCAGCGCCAGGTTGTAGCGGTACATCTTGGCGTAGCCCGGGGGCAGGACCAGCGCGTCATCGATGCTGGTGTAGGTCGGCAGGCTGTCCCACACCCACAGGGCCAGGGCATAGGCCTGGTCGGGGACCGGGTAGAGGTGCACCCGGCCGAGCGGGGCCGCGGGGTCGTAGTAGAGGGTGTCGGGGATGCCGGTGCGGGATTTGTCGGGGATGGCCGCCCAGCGGTCGGCTTCCACCACCGTCACCGGGTATTCGTAGCCTCCGAAGGTCACGGTGGCCTGGTCAATGACCACCGGCCGGGCCACGTCGAAGTTCCCGCCGGTGCCGATGGTGCGCAGGCCCTGGCCGGGGGTGCAGGTGACATCCACCTGCACCCTGCCGCGGGGGTTCGTGAGGTGCTCCAGGTTCAGCGTCTCGATGAGCTCGTTGAGGGCCTGGAGCGCGTCACGGGCGGCGGCCGCTTCCATGGCCTCGCCGGGATCCAGCACCCCGAGGAGGCGCAGGGACCCGGCAAGGAGGTCGCGGACCTTGGCCATGGGCTAGGCCTTCGCCTTGGCGGCGGCAGCGGTGGCCTTCGGTTCCTTCACCTTGGCCAACTGGGCCTTGAGCTTGGCCACCTCGGCCTCCAGGTCGGCGCACTTGGCGCAGGTCTCGGGCCCGGCAGGAGCGGTAGGCGCGGGGGGAGGCTCGGCAGCGGCCAGGGTGTAGCCCTGGGCCACCAGCTCGGCCTCGTGCACCGCCTGCTTGGCGAGGACGGGCTTGCCGTCGGGGGAGACGTACTTCTTCGGGTAGGTCATGGCTTACCTCGCAATCGCGGTTTTGGCGGCGCCGTCGATCCGGGCCACCTGGATCAGGTAGACCTGGCTCGCGGTGGGGGTGATGGCGCCCGCCGTGTTGTTGGAGAAGGTGATGCCGAGCGTGTCGTTGGCGGTGACCCGCCAGCCGACGATGCCGAGCCCGGCCTGGGCGGTGGGCTTGCTGACCGCGCAGATCATGTCCGTGGACAGGCGCAGGCCCTTCACGGTGAAGGTCTGCTCGGCGGTGGTGTTCACGGCCACCTCGGCGGGGCTGAGGGTGGCCTGCATGACGTAGAGCTGCTGGGTGTTTCCGTCGGGGATCATGTCGGGCTCCAGGAATCGAGGAAGAGAGAGGTGGGCGGGGGCCCGGAGACCCCCGCCCGTTGGCCTACTCGGTGACCCGGAAGATGTGGTCGCGGCGGACGCCCGCGGGGTCGGCGTAGAGCACGTCGATGCGGGTGTGCTCCTGATCCGTCAGGCCGTTGCCGAAGGTCATGACGCGCACGGCGATGTCATCGATCTCCGCGGTGTAGCCCTCGCAGCTGGCGAGGACCGGCAGGGGCGCGAAGGCGGTGGCGAGGGCGTCGCGGTGGAAGCCCAGGTTCTGCCGGTAGCCGGTGGAGGCCGCGCCCACGAAGGTCAGGGCGGCGGTGTCGGCGGGGACCGCGGAGACGGTCTTGCCGGGGGCGGTGGCGTCGATGGCGGGCCAGATCGGCAGCGCCACGGTGGTGGTGGTGGCGGTCGTGTCCGCGGTGATCACGAACTGGCGGAGGTTGGGGTAGGCATCGCCCGTCAGCGGGTGCACGTCGTAGACATCCGCGATGGTGAAGACCTGGCCGGCCTTGAAGGTCGAGCCGTTGGCGACGCCGCCGACGGTCAGACTGGAGCCGGTCTGGTTGGCGCCGGAGATCACCACGCCGGTCACGTCGTTGCCGTTGGTGTGGGTGGGGACGCTCTGGTTCTCGAAGAAGTCCATCTCCGCGTAGGACTTGCAGTAGCCCTTGAGGAACATCCGGGCCACTTCCTCGTTGGGGTTGAACAGAGCCTTGGAGGCGTCCACCAGCTCCACGTTGGCGTCGGAGCTCCAGATCACCGTGCGGGGGCTGGCGGGGGCCAGGTGGCGCTCCAGGAGGGCGCGGCCCTGGCTCCAGGTTTTGGCGCTGTTGGGCACGGTGCCCGGAGTGCCGATGACGTTGGGGCTCAGGCGGTAGGCCTTGGTCATGAGGTCCGCCTGGACCGTGGCGATCAGCGTGTCGATGGCGGGCTCGAGGAACCGCT